TAGGGAAACGAATAGTTTGCGCGTCAGTTGAACCGATAGGCAATAAAGTACGAATGTGAGTACTTCTTGAAGGGTCAAACTTAATGTTTGGAACCACAGTTTCACCGGCAACAACACCCGTGTAATCCGCGGCCATTGTCATATCCGCTTTTACTTCAAAACGTGCGGCGTTGCTATTTCCTTTAAGCATTGCATCAATAGAACCGTTTTTCAATGATTCTTCGATTGCGGCTTTAAAAGATTTTGTAGTTGCGCCACTAAATGTTTTTTTAGACTCCATTTCGATCGCGTCCATTCTTTTTGTAGCCGCTTCGAATTTTTCGTTGTAAGAATTAGTCAAGTTGGAAATTTCGCTTTTCAAAGACGCTTCGATTTCGCCGTTGGCGTTATCTTTAGCCGCGTGAAACGCTTTTTCAATCTTTGAATCTACAAGATCACCAATTTGATCCAATTGTTTTTTTAGATTTTCGTCCATTTCTTTATTTTTTTAGAACGTTAAACAAATATTGATAGATTTCTGAATTGTCAGCTTTTACGACTTGCGGCTTCGTGACTTCAATATCGTTCGGCGAAGTGCTTAATTGTGCAAAAATTGACTTTAGTTTTAAAATTTCAGCTTCCAAGGCATAACCAAGGTCATCCGAAATTTCGCCTTTGCGAATTAGTTTCGCAATATTGTCAAACCTTTTTAAAAGTTTGGTTTGGTCAACGTTTCCTTTTACGTCCAAAATCATTGCTTGGTCGTTTGCCGCTAATGTAACGGCGGAAACTTCAAACAATTTAACTTCGGTAATATTTCGGATACCGTCAACCATTTCTTTTTGTAGTGGTAAAATTCCAACGCTATTTTCGGTAATGACCCCCGCCTTTATTAATTCAATGACGTCTTCACCTAAACGGGTCTTCGCAATTTGTGCTTCGAAAACCAATCCTTTGGCGTCTTCTTCTAAATGTACCATTTTTCCAAGTGGTTTGTCCATATCGTGTTGGTATAAATACTTCACACGGCGACCGTTTTCTTGGATAGTTTTAGAATAAGCGCCTTTTCGAATTATATCGTTATCGGAATCTTTATTGTCAAACACCGAAGCGTAGCCTTTCACAATTCCGGCTTTCTTGTCGGCGTCTATGACTTCGCCCATTGGCGATTGTTTATAGATAATTGTATTCATATTGCAAAGATATTAATTTTCAATTTGTTTAAATTTCATCGCCGTCAATCAATTCTTCAATAATTGCTTGCGTTGCCAGTCCAAAACCAATACCGGTCAAATCCGTAATGGCTTGGGCGTCGGGTTTACGTTCAAACGTCAAATAACAATTACAATTGATTCGATTCGATGCGCTTGACCTTGGATCGCCGGGCATACTTAAAGGTTCGCCGTCAACAACAAAATTTTCCTTAAATCCTACTTTTTGTGTGTGTGCGGAAATATGCCAATCGCGTGAATTTCTAAAATTGCAATTCCAAACTTTATTTGTCCCGTCTTCACCAAAAAATGTTTTTGCACTTTGGGCGGTTCCTAAATTAGCGACATAATTCCCTTCGGTTTTAACTATTCGAAGCGCTTGCCATTCTGATAACGTCGCAAAACGCTTTTTTAAAATACGCGCCTTTACAACACTATTTTGGTTTGTAAATTCCGGGTCGGTCAATAGTTTCTTCAGGTTCTTTTGAAATTCGTTTTTTGCGGTTCCTTGGACAATTGGTGCAAGTGCAGCGCTTAATTTTGTCCCTTCGTTGGCAAATACTTCGTTCCAAATTTCTTCGTAGGCTTTTATGTTAGTGTTTTTTTGAATATACTTTTCGTAATTTTTAGAATACCAAATGGCGAATCTTGTCCCAATATTTTGGTAAATGCTTTTGTATTGTTCTTTTATTTCGCCTAATCTAAAAACGCCGTCTAAATTATCATATTGACCGCTTTGTAAATATTGATCGGTCGCTTTTTTATATTGACCTTCAAAATATTTTCGAAGTTTTAGCGTTTCTAAATTTACCGCAATTGATAATTGGCGCAAATAATCCTTTTCATATTTCGCAACCGACTTTTGTTCTCGGCGGTCATATATGTCATAACAAACCGCAACGCGTTGTTCTACGTCGTCAAAGTCCCGAACAATTTCCGGGTCAATGACACACCGTTGAATAAAGTTGTCTTCTTCTTCGTTACGATAAGGCTTTGGTAACGGCATACCTATTTATTTTTTTTGGCAACGCAATACCTACTCATTTTCCGATATACGCTTGGCCCATTCGACCATTGCAGACCCCCCCCATAGGTTATAAGCAACATATCCGCGATCCTTCCACGGTTCGTCTTTGTATTGCGGGTCAATTTGTGCATTGTCTTTGTGGCGGCTTAAAAAACTATGTACGCGCTTTACGGTTGACAATGACAAGGCTTCGCGTTTTGCCAATTGATTTGCGCGTGTCCAACCAACTTCGGTTCCGCCTTTTACAACATCACGGCCGTATTTTTCGCGCCATTCCAACATTCTTTTTGCGTTGTTGGTTGCGCCTTGTGGGTAATTGTCAAAACTTTCTTCTTTTTGAATCGGTTCGTTGTATTCTTCGGCTTCGTCGTCGTTTTGGTGTTCGGCGCTTTCTTGAATTTCACGGTCTTGATAATATTCGGCCAAACGATTTGCAAGTGCGGCTTCATATTCTTCGTGCGTTTCAAAAGGCATAAAAACCGTGTTTCCATTATGAAGGTGAACGTGATATTCACCGGTTCCACCCATTTCAATACATCTTTGACGTGCTTCGGCGATCGTCGTGTACATATTCAACATTCCGGCAACCAAACGCTTTTCAGTTGGTTCGTCGGCGGGAATCGTTGGAAGTTCAAAGTCGGGTAAATCAGTATTTTTTACCGGAAGCAAATTTGACGGTATATAATAGTCGTCCATTGCGGGCGTGTCTTCGTCTTTTCCGTAATTCATAGCTTGGCGCTTTTCGTTAGGCGTAAGCCACCAAGCGGCGGTCATTTGATTAACCACCTTTTCGGTTTCTTCTTGTAGTTCGGGAATTACCGACGTGTCGAAGTCAATAAATAAATTGTCACCAAATTTAGGCGCCAACCAACGGTTTAATTCGTCGCGGATTTTAAGAAGTTCAGGAATTACCGCGTTGGTGTACATCATTTTTCGCGCTTCTTTGACGTTGTTATATGTTGCGCTTTCGACGTTGTTTAATAAAACCGCCGGAATATTGTAAATATTACAAAGGTCTTTTATCGTGGTGTTATATTGTTCTATAAGCGACAAATCAGACGCGTTCAATCCGAAATTTACCCAAGATAGTTTTTTAGGTGTAATGATAACGTCACCGGCGTTGTTTGAACCTTGGTATTGTTGTTTAAATTTTTCTTTTAGTTGTCGCGCTTGTACTTCGTTAAGGTCGCCTTCTTCGGACATTAGCACACCACGGGCCGTTTGATTTTGTAAATATCTAACGCCGGTTGTAAGTGCTTCATTGTTTGCGTCCATTGATCGAAGTCCGGCTTTAAGCGGTGACATTCCGTACATTGATTGACCACTTCCATCGTAATCCGGATTAAAATCTTTGATATGACAAACATCGTCGGCTTCCATTCTATAAGTGCCATTGTATTCCATTGTATAGAAATTAACGGGGCGCATTAAACCGCCGGAATGTATTTCAATGGCTTGTGAAGGCAAAACATAAAGTTCACCGTATTTCGATGCGTTTGCACCCGTGTCGGGGCCAATTCCGTAGATATAACGGTTTCCCGTAAGTTTTCCGAATGCAATTAATTCGGTGATAAAAGACGCATAACTTTGGGCCGGATTTGGTCGTTCTAAAAGTTCGTGAAGTTCGGTATCTTGTAATTCAACAAGGGCATTTTTTAAACTTATTTGTGCTTTGTACTGACTATTTCCGTCAAATGATCCCGAAGTAAGTGCTTTATATCTTTTTAATTCGTTTGAATTTTGTACTTCATAAACTTGAAAAGGAACCGTTGAAGCGGCTTTTGTGATTAAATTAATAATCGCGTAAACCGTTGAATTGAATCTATACCCTTTATCAATGTAAGTATTATCATTTTCGGCGCTTGTCACTAAAGTTTCGCCAAGGAAATTGTATATCGCCCTATTGAAAGCGGCGTTGGTTTGTTGTGAATTTTTACCGACCAAACCTTTTAATCTATCGAAAAAAGATGCCATTAAGTTGAAAGTTTTTACAAAAATACTAATTATATAACAAAGAAATCCGCTCGCTTCGAATATTGCGAATAAACCGCATATCTTATCGCGTCCATCAAGTGGTTGTTTTTGTCAACCGGTTTATTTATGATTGTCCCGTCTTTTAATTCTTCCCAATAATATCCCGAATATTCTTTTTGCAAATTCAGCGATTCGCGACTAACATAAATTTCAAATTCTTTTAATAACGAAATCCCAGCGTTGACCGAACCTTGTCCTTTTGTCGCCGCTTTTATCAAAACGCTTTGTCGTCGTAATTCTTCGATTGATTTGGGTTCGCTACTATCCGCATAGGTCAAAACTTGACCATACCCCCCCGCCTTAAAGAAATGCGCCAAATCTTGGTTTGTCATTGCGGTTTTGTAAAGTATTTCGTGAACATAAATCTTGTCATTTTTACGAAAAACCAAAACACCCGCCGAAGGATCGTTTGAAAATCCAAAATCAAGTCCAATTACGGCTTCAGTTTGAATATCAAATTCGGGAAAATCTTTGTGGGGGATAAAATTCCAATTACTGAAAATTTGACGCTTTGAATAAAACGCACGTTGTCCTTCGCCATAAACACGGAAATAATCCGGGTCACGTTCGCGCATCCTTTCAATTTCAAATATCAATTCGGGCGACAAAAATTTATTGTCTTTGTAGGTTGTTATCCAAGTGTCGGAATCTTCGCGCGGAATAACTTCGTCGTAAATCCACGAATTGACATCTGACGGGTTGAAGTCCAAAATCATTTTATCGGTGCAACGCATATTGATTTGGCGAAAATCTTCAATATCTAATTCGTTGGCTTCGTTTAGAAATGCAATTGAACGCTTTCTTCCGCGTATTTTTTGGGGTTGATCGATCGAAATAAACGAAACGACG